ATTGAATCCCGCATATGCCCTCTCCGCTCTGGCGACGGACCCTGCCAGGTCGGTCATCGTCTCGCGGAGGTCCATAGCCTCGCCAGCGACGTCCCGCATACTCCGCACGAGGGTAATCAGCCCCGCAGACGCCGCAGCCAGGGCAGAGAACAGCATCAGAGCGGGGTGGAGCCTGGCCGCGACTTCCAGGAGCGTGAGGGCTGCCGTAATGCTGTGGATGCCGACTACTGCCGTCGTAATCCACACGCCTATCTTGATCGCCACCATCGCCGCAAGGGCAGCCGTGACGGACTCGAGGGCGAGTACCAACCCCTCGGCCACTGCACGATTCTTCTCGACCGTCTCGCCGAGCCCGGCCATGATCCGAGCCATGCCCGTGGCTGTATCGACTACCCACCGCATGGCTCCACTCAGCCCCCGGTCTCCGAGTCCGAGGAACAACTCCTCGACCGCAGACTTCAGGGATCGGAATGACCCCGAAAGGGTGTTGTTCATGACGTCCGCCAACCGCTGCGCCTCGCCACCGGCCTTGCGGTTCGCGTATGTCAGCGCGTCCACCTTCTCGACGCCTTCGGCGAGAGTGATGGCCGCTGCGACATTGCGCCGCCCGAAGATGGCGAGGGCGTCCCCCGCATCCATCTCAGCCTCAGCCAGGGCTCGCAGGGCGTCGGTCAGGCCCACCTTCTCGGGGTTGACCTGATCGAAGGTCACCCCCATCTGCTGCATTGCCTTTCGCGCCTTGGTCGTAGGCTCGAGCAGGGCAGCATACATAGCCCTGAGCGCCGTACCTGCCATCGTTGCTTGGATGCCGGAGTCCCCGAGGACGCCGAGCGCCGCCGCCGTTTCCTCCACGTCCGCACCTAGAGCCCCGGCGACAGGACCCGCGTACTTCATAGCCTCCGCGAGTTGAAGAACATTCGTGTTGGCAGAGTTCGCGGTCTTGATGAGGGTATCGACCACCCGCTCCGTCTGCGCAGCTTCAAGCCCGAACTGCGAGACGATGTTCGATGCGAAGTCTGCCGCCTGGCCGAGCTCCAGCCCCCCCGCCGCGGCGAGGTTGAGCGTGTGGGGCAGGGCCGCGATCTGTGCGTTCGCATCGAATCCAGCACGGGCGAGGAAGAGAAGTCCCTCCGCTGCCTCTTGAGCCGAGAACTTGGTGGTGGCTCCCATCTCCCGAGCCGCTGCGGACAGTTCGCTGAACTGAGCCTCTTGAGCTTCGAGGGATTGGGTTGTGTCAATCGAGACACCCCGCAGTGTGGCCATCGACTGCTCGAAGCCTGCAATGGCTCGCGCTGCCTTGGTCGCCGCCGTGGCGAGGCCAACCCCCGCAAACAACCCGCTGAGGGCTCGCCCAACACCACCGGCAGCCTTGGTAACACGCCCCGTGGCTGTCTCGAACTCCCGAGCGCCGCGGCGAGCACCGCGTGAATCGATCCCGAGCCTGAGAGTGGCAATGTTCGTCACTTAGGCGATTCCTCGCTCTTGACCTTCCGGAAGTGCAAGTCCATCGCATGAACCAGCGCCCAGCACTCTTCCCGCTCGTCTTCCTCGATCCCGTAAATCCACATCCACCACCCCGCATCCGACACGGAGATGGCGTCCGCTCCGCTGAACCCCGCACGGCGAGAGTTGGAGAGCTCCCAGAACATCTCCCAGACGAGATCCAACCCGTCCAAGAGTTCCGGTTCCCCCTCGCTCAGTCTGTCGCCGTGCTTCTGCTTCCATCTCGGTTGGTTCAGAACTTCCTGTGTCCCGCCTGAGAACCGGAGTTGCCAGTCGAGACACTCGATCAGTTTCCCGCCGCTTCCTCCTCGAGGGCCTTGAGGTACTGCTGCCAGTCGCCCGCAGTGGAGAGGACGAACTCGTAGACGTGGTGGTACTCAGGATCGCGGAAGATCTCCACGCCCCGCTCCACCGTGTAGGGGATGGGCTCCCCGTCGGGGTCTTCAGCACCCCGCCAGTCCTTGAGGAGGTGAGCCGCCGACGCCTTGACGATCAGCGCCTCCTTCTCCTCGTCGGACATCTGAGTCAGTTGGGTGCGCCGGGACTTGAATACGTCTCGACACGCCTTCTTGAATGAGGGACATGAAGAGCTCGCGATGAGGAGTTCCCAGTCCTCCATGAATGGAAACCACTTGGGCTCGATGCTGGCCCGTGACTTGTGAATCTGCATGTTGCGGTTGTGTTAGCCCTACGGGGCGGTGTAGCGTGCGATTCGGATGGTGATGTCCTCCGTGCTCTCGCGGATCGCCGTCCACTCCATCTCGGCGAGGACGTCCTGGTTGATCCCTCCACCCACCCGGGAGCCAGAGCTGTACCGGATGTGCGGGTAGTCGAAGACGTAGTAGTTCCCATCCTCGTCCACGAAGACGATCGCGAGGTTGCTGCTCGTCATGTCGAGGTGTTTGTCGATCAGCGTCTTGTCCTCGTAGAAGGCCGTGTGCCCTCCCGTGACTCCGATCGTGCCCTGGCCCATGCTCTCCGCGCCCAGGGTGCCGATGACCATGCGGGGCCGCAGGTTGGGCGTCACCGTCTGGTTGTAGGCCGTACAGGCGTAGGCCACGCTGCCCTCCATGATGTAATCCACGTTGTCCACCGCGTTCATAACGGTGGTGGTGGTCGCGGCGACGTTCGATCCGTCGCCCTCGGTTGCCGTGACGGATGCGGCAGTCTGCCCGAGGAACTCGAACGCTCCGGTGATGATGCTGCCGGGCTCCACGGAGAGCGACCCCGAGGATATGGCCTGGCCGTAGTGCCCCACGAACTCATTCGAGAGATCGCCGTACTCGCGCTCGAAGTAGAAAGGCGTGGCGGGTTCGGTGCCGTTCACGACGGCGGAGAGCTCGATCACGCTGTAGTTCGCATCCACGGCGCTGGCACCCACGGTCTGGTCTGCGAGAACGCCCGTGGGTTCCACGGTGAGAACGGTGTCTGACCTGGCGGTCACCTTGAACACGCCGTTGTTCGCCGCGCTTCCGTTGCCCGTCTTGATCCAGTCACCAATCACAACCGTGGCGAACGGCGTACCCGTGCTCGCGGTGATGGTGCTTCCTGCGGCTGCGATCACCACCTCGATGTTCGCGTCCCCCGCCATATGGGTGGTCTGCGTAGACCAGTCGGCGTCCGAGCCGATCATGCGCTTGAAGAAGTCCTCGAAGCCGGGGTTGGTTCCCGCGTCTCCGAAGCTGAACTCGAAATTGAACCCGCCGCCCGTCTTGACGTCGGTACGGATCAGGTCCGCCACCTGCCGATCATCGCGCAACTCCTGGCTGATGACCGTGCTGTTTTCTTGGGAGAAGGACTCCGATGTGAATCGGACATCGTACATGGCCGCGCTTCCACCCCCCGCCCCGTAAGTAGCTTCTTCAAGGTAGGCCAGGCCGACGCGATTGGCATCTGCTTTCGTCATGTGATTAGCTCGTCGTAGTAGAAATCGCAGTTGACGTTCAACTGCCACCATTTTCCGTCCGCGCCGACAGGGCCTACGGATGGTGCTCGGAAGGTGATGCCTGAGACGGTGACCGCGCGGAAAGCGGCGACGATCACGTCTGCCAGCTGTCTCGCTGCGCCGTCCCCTGCATCCATCGGGGCGAAGACCTGGGCAACCGCCAGGCCCGTCGTGCGGTAGGTCGTTTGCGCTCCCCCCATCTCGGCCTGTCGCGTTGGCCCGTCCAGGATGGTGAGCCTGATCCACTGAGCGTCGTCAGGCGGGTCTTCGGGCTCGTTGTCATAGAGCACGGCCACGGTCTGCGTGTCCTGTACCAAGGCCTTGAACCTCGAGCGGATCGCGTTGGCGAGAGCGTACGACGTCATCGGAACTGCTCCTCGAGGTCACGCAGCGTCACGCCGTACATCCCGTGCGGAGCCTGCCCCGAGTGCCCATCCTCGAGCGCCTCGATGTATGGCACGTTGTTCGTGATCCACGCAATCGAGAATGGCTGGATGCTCGCGATGGTGCCCGCCCCTGCGGCGACTGGATCCACGCTCTTGGCCCCGGGCACTTCGCCCTCGGCTGGTATCCCGATGGTTACCTGGGTGTTCCCCCTCGCTCTCCCCGTGTCCACGGGCATCCGGAAGGTGATCCCCGCGAGGGCCTGGAGCGTCACCTTGCGCTGGAGAATGCCGAGCTTCGCCGGCGGCACGGTCTTGGCAAACCGCAGCACCGTAGACTGGAAGCTGGCGAGGTTCTTGACCGTCATCGTCTTAGCTGCAACTCCCATGCACACGTCAGCGCCCCGCTATCGTGACGCTTCACCCGGATGATGTCGTAGGCTGTCGAGTCCGCCATCGTGACCTTCATTCCCTTCTCGGGGGTGAAGGTGATCCCGCTGTCCGCCACGAAGATCCGGCAGTCGTTCACGCGGATGAAGTCGCCATCGATGTACCGATCGCTGTACTCGAGCGGGGGGCTGGCCTTCCACGTATGGTTGACCGTGGAGCTTTCCGTGGTCTTGCCCGTCGCCGGATTGTACGTCTTGGTCGCCGCCTGGAAGGTCATGTTGACCCCAAGTCATCGATGAGGT